TATCTTGCGAAAAGCCGAGGGGGCTTTTGTCAGCGAGGCGGCACCTTTGTTTTGGCGGGGCTGGGCGATACCACATCGGGACGAACCTAGCTGAACAGATTTCATGTCTGCCGCTTTCATCACCCCACCAAAGAAGCGCCGGAGACCGTCCGGCAAAGTGTGTAAAAGCATTAGAGCGGCTCCTGTTTTATGCGGTTACAGGAGCGGGGTAATGAAATGACCAGTCCACAACGACCGCCGCTTTCCCCTGACGCTCTAAAGTTTGACGGCGCCCCACTGGTCGTGCTCCGTGGGGCTGGGCATACCGGTATGTTCCGAGGCACGCACCACCATGCGCGCCTGCACGAACCCGCTTTTGCCGTCAGAAAATTCATTTGGATTGCTTGCGCTTGCGCATCTCAGCGCACAACGCATCCGCCTTCTTCTTTGCCGCCGCGGCGACAAGTTTGGTGCGCTGCGTTTTGAGCAGTGCGATGGTCTTGTCGATCTCTTCAATCGCGGGTGTCATAAATTTGTACTTCTCCATAAAGTCACTTAGGGCTGTCCGTTTACGCAAATCCACAGGAACCCAAAATTTGAAAAACTGTATCCGGCAAATGCAAGGGCGAGACCGGCGTTTCCCTCGCGCCAAAAGCCCACCGCGGTGATGGCATAGCAAACGGTCGTGATGACGAGCGGGGCGAAGGTCATTTGACGGCCTCCGTTAGCTCCTCGAAAGCACGCAGCGGCCCTCGATACCAGTAAGCCGGTCGTCCGTTGCCGGTCTCAAGCCACTGAGGCTGCTTGGCTTCGTGGCCGTATGCCCAGCCGCGGATCATGAAACCCTTCATCGGGTCGCACACCACCAGCACATAGCGCCTCGCCGGATCGTCGTTGTCGCGCACGATCAGGGCGCCGTTAAGGTGGACCGTGCTGCGAACCTCGATGTCGTCGCCAACGTCGGCCCGCTTGTGGAAGCTGTTCGTCGCAGGCAAATAGGTTTTGTCGAACCTGCGGCCGACAACGATCTCAGCGAGAATGCCGCCAATGTCGCGCGCCATGATCTCGCAGTAGTTCGAGTCGTAGGTTGTAGCCGCGTTCAGCCTCATGACTCGCGCTTCGAGCCAGCGCAGCTCGGCGATTTTGATCGCCTCCATCAGCGTGGTAAGGCGGAATGGTTTAAGGACGACGTCGCTCATTCCATGACCCTCCTCCATTTGTCGCGCCACATGCTGCGCGATATCACTCCGGCAGCTTCGGCGACAGCTTCTTCGCTCAGGTGAGGGAAAACGTCGTGGAGCAGCTCATGGACAATGGTGTCCATTTCATCAACGCCGCTTTGCCGCGGGTCGATGAATACACGGCCATCACCCATCGTGAGTCCGTCCGCTTTTTCGCGGCCTAACTTACGACGAACGATGGCGATGTATTTGCGACGAGGCATCAGGCTTTTGCGTTGCACTCGGCGCCGCACGCAGCGTAGCCAGCGATATCGATCCAGTTGTCCGCCTTGGGGCGGTGAGCTTGGCGGGCGATTTTCACGCAGATCATCAGCGCAGCGATATCACCGGCCGTCACTTGCACGGCGTAGCCATTGCTGCGCGTCAGGTATGCGCTGATCATCGCGGCCTGCGTTGCGAAGTCATCGTCGGGCGGGCCGTAGTCTTCGTTGCGCGCTCCGCAAACGGCGGACGAGGCAGCGTCGAGTGTCTCCTTTGCTGTTTTCATCAGGCGGCTTTCTTGTAGCGCAGGCTTGCGTAGTGCAGGTTGAGGCGTGCCTCGAACAGCTCCCACTCGTTGTCCGAAGAGAACATCCACTCGATGCTGTGATCGTTGGCTTTCTCCTTGCCGATGCGAACGACGGCGCGGCGCTGAACACGTTGCTCTGGCCGGTTCTCGTTCCATAAGCGCTCATAGGCTGCGAGCTGCAGTTTCTGGCTCAGGTAAATGCCGCTCGATGTCTTCCAGTCGAGCAACACGATGCGGCCCTCCTTGTCGATAGACGGCGCGTCAATCGTGCCGCCAAACAAGTGTTGCTCGCTGACGAGCTGCACTTCCGGTTCCAGCACCGTGAGACCCTGCTCGTTCCAGAACGACAGGAAGTTATTGAACGCGACGCCCGCCTTCTCGATGTCGGCCGGTGCGAACTCGGAGAGGTCAGCCACCCAACCGTGGAAGAAGCATTCGATTAAGAAGTGCGTGATCGTCCCGATGTCGGCCGCGCGGTCGCGCACCTTGCGGTAGTCTTCGTTTTTGTTACCGAGATTCCACGCCCAATGGATCAGATTGCTCTGATCGTCGCCGAGCTTGGCGATGGTCGAGGCGCCGACCACCTGCGTGCCGTCTTTGAGGATGTATTTCTGGTGCGCCTTTAGCCGCTCCAGACGCACAATCTTGCGTCCGTCCGCGGTGAAGCGCTCCGGCGCAGGCTCCGCGGCCTTGGCCGAAGGGGAGCGGCGTTTTGCCGCCCCCCTTTTTGCAGTGGTTGCCATTGCTACCACTCGACCTCTTCGTTGTTGGTTCCGGTTTTGACCGATGCGCGAGGCGCCTCAGTAACCTCGAAGCCGTAAGCCTCGGCCGTGCCGCCGCTGCTCCAAGTGACGAGATCCAGAATCTGGACAGCTTTCGGCTGCAAGGTGATTCCGGCGCCGAGGCTCGCGGTGTACCAAAAATATGGAACGACCGCGACCTTGAGCTTCGATCCGCCGCCGACGTTTTCGTTAGTGATCTGACCGGCCGCGTCGAACAGCTTGGGCTGGCGCGTGTAGGTCTCGCCGTCCTTGCCCTTGCCGACCGCTTTGACTTTCAACTTGAGCTGCACCAGTCCGTCGTTCTCGCTCCACGGCGCCGCGTGAATCTTGAGCGTGTCCTTTTTCAGTTCGCGTTTTTTGTCGGCGACAAACTCCGAGAACATGGCCTCGATCTGCTTGAGAAACGGCTCCGCGTCTTCGGCGGACATTTCGAGGTCTACTTTGTATTGGCCCTCCTCGCTGAACTTAGTGTCCGGCGAGTTGAGTCTGGGATAGCGAGCGACGCCCGCGGGTGTGGTTATGGTTTTATTCACTTTGTGTATTTGGGTTTGGTGTTTTTGGTTGGATGGGAAAGTCGGAGTGACGCAGAAGGTTGGCGAAGTCACCGAAGGGCAAGGTGACGAGCATCTCGGAGTGATCTTTGCGATGGATGACCGCGGTGAGCTTTTTGGGAGCGTCGCGGCGTGCCTGCGCGATGGCGGCATCCAGATCGAAGCGCGCGCGGCCGTGGCGCTTGCACTCGAAGTGAAAGTCCGGCAAGCAGGGCGCGATGACGTCTGGTGCGGAGATCCCCCAAGACCCCTGCGACACCTGCGCACCCCGCTTGGCCGGAAAACCTTCGGCGGTCAGAGCCTTGGCGACTTCGCGCTCGAACGAGGCGCCTTTCTGTCTGCTGTTGATCATTCGTTGATGGCCTCCCAGAGCTGCTTGTCCGGTGCGTAGACGCTGTTGCCCTCGTCCGTCAGGCGTGGCGCGGAGACGATGTTGCTGACCGGCGCCTTCGCATCAAATCGCGTCAGGCTGGGACGCCACGTCATATTGAGCGTGCCGGTGCGTCCGGCCCTGTGCTTGGCGATGATTAACTCCGCGTCCTGAGGCTCCGGTTCCTCGTCGGCGACCGCGTAGTAGGCAGGGCGGTGAACGAGCGCAACGAGATCGGCGTCCTGCTCGATGCTTCCTGACTCGCGCAGGTCGGAGAGCTTCGGACGATTGTCGGGCCGGTTCTCCGCTTGCCTGTTTAACTGCGCGGCGGCGACCACCGGAATGCCAAGTTCCATCGCCATCGCTTTTAGTCCGCGCGAAACAAAGCCGACCTCGTTCTCGCGGCTTTTCGCGCCGCCGTGGCTTACCAATTGAAGGTAATCGACGAAGATGATCTTCACGCCCCAGCGACGCACTGCGAGTCGCGCGCGTCCGCGGATGTCCAAGAGACTCATGCCACAGCGGTCATCTATGTACAACGGTTCGCCGGAAAAATCCAAGGCAACGGAACCAATGCGGCGCTTTCCGGCCTGATCAACGAATCCATTTCGCACCAGCTCGGTGTTGGTGTTGGCGCGGGACAAGACTACGCGAGCGGCCAATTCGTTGGCTGGCATCTCCAGCGAGAAGTAAAGCACCGGAACTTTGCGCCGCATCAGGTTATCCGCAATATTCATCATCAAGGCCGATTTGCCCATGGCCGGTCGTCCGGCGATGATGCTCAACGTGCCGCCGCGCAGACCGCCGGTCACCTGATCCAGATCAGCAAAGCCGGTGCGCAGACCTAGCGTCTGCTTGTTGTCCATCAGCGCTTCCAGCTCTTCGAGGAGCGACGGCACGATGTCGGCCGCGCTGCGCATCGAGTCGGTCGGGGCGCCGAGACTGAGCGACAAGACGCTCTCTCCGGCGGACTGCAGCACCTCGTCGGCGTTCGCGGCCATGTCGTGCGCCGCTGCTTGCATGGCGACTGCCGCGGAGATGATGGAGCGACGGCCGTGCAGATCGCGTAGGGTTTGCGCATGGTATTCGAGCGCGGACAAACCTCCGCACGCTTGCATGAGAAACTCGGTGATGGCTCCGGCGCCGCCGACAAAGGTCAGCTTTTTCTGCGCGTCGAGCCTCTGCGTGACGGCAATGATGTTGGGCACGCCACCGTCTGCGCGGATCTCGTTGATCGCATCGAAAATCGCGCGATGCGCCGGAGTGTAAAAAAGATCAGCGTGCAGACCGGCAACTTCATCGGCGAGCTTTGGCTCGGCCATGAGTGTGCCGAGCACAGCCTTCTCGGTGTTTGGGCTTTGTGGGGTGGTGGTGGTTTTCATACAAAGTTGTCGTCGTCGTCACTCGCCGCCATCGCTGCCAGAACCAGCAGCGCGAGAAGCGTTAGGTAAACGAGCGTTTGCACCGGACTCATTGCGCTCCCTCCGGCGCTGCCGCATTTCGTAGCGACGCTTGAGCCAGCGGTCGCACGCTTCGTCCACCGCTATGACATCGTCTGCTACATGGGGCCATACGCTTCGTAGTGTTTGTTTAAGTTCGGGTCTCATGGGCTGCCGTTTCTACGTCGTTCGGCGTGGTGGCAGCCGGTGGGTCTTGATGCGTGCAAGTGTGGACAAATGCGGACATGGGGGCAACAACTTTTAAGCGTTTCCTGCAAAAAATTTCATCCCAGTTTTCGCGGTATTTTGAGCCATCCACCGGCCGCGGGGCGTCGCCCTTTCCGGCACTCACAGCGGCTCCTCCACGGCGAGCAGGGCTTCGTGCTTCTCGTCGCTGACGTCGGGAGAGAGCGCCGCGCACCGCTTCAAGACGAGCTTGAGCCGATTGACGCGCTTAATCAGCTCGCGCTTCTCCGCTTCGAGGTTAGCCATTTCGGCCGAGTTGCGCTTGTCCTCGGCGCGGTAGAACTCCAGCTCCGCGGAGGAGCCGAAGTCGCTACCGAAGCCGACCTCGCCGACCACTACGTCGGGGTTCATTTCTTGGCCCTCCCTTGCGCCGCGGCGAGCTGCTCGATGACCGCGTTGAGTAGCAGGTAGAGCGCGTCGAGCGTGGCTTTCGCCTCGGCGACGGACGCCTCGATGGTTTCGAGATTGATGGTGTACTCAGCGAGCTTGGGCTGAGACGACTTGGTTTTAGCTGTGCGCTTTTTCATGTGTGTGGGAAATGATGAAGGGGAGGGTGGGACATTTGCTGT